TTAACTTACTGATTTTAATAATCCTCCCGCACTGTTCTCGTGGCTATGGGGCATCAATGGGGCAAAATCTGCCAGCTTCTGATTCAGCATTGCGATCTGCTCTGCGCTGCTGTCAGCCATCCATGCCCCATACACATTGAACACCATCTGGGCGCTCGCATGCCCCATCTGACTGGCAATAAAACTCGGGTTTGCACCAGCAGATAATGACCAGCACGCATAGGTATGTCGTGACTGGTACGCCTTTCTGTGTCTGATTCCTGCGCGCTTTAGTGCCGCTTCCCATGAGTCGCCTACAGAATCGACCCGGTAGATAAATCCGACCTGCTTACTGCGTCTTACCACATGCGGGTTAAAGACGAATGTACACTCATGGTTCACCACACGGCCATACTCACGTAACTGAACTTCAATGTGATGTTGCCTGCCCAGCCTTGTCATTTCAGCCTGATTTTTCAGGATACTGATTGCGGGCTGGATAAGATGCACCACTCGATCTGTGCTTGCCTCGGTTTTCGGTAGAGTGAACTCACCAAGTTTCGTATAATTACGCCTGACGGTAATTGTTCCCGCCTTCAGGTCGATATCTTCCCAGGCCAGGGAGACCAGTTCCCCGTGACGCATTCCTGTGTACACTGCTAATGACCACAGGTTTTTCGTCTGCTGATGCCGGCATGCATCTATCAGGCGAATAAAGTCATCACGAGAAAGAGGATCTGGTTCTGCCCTGGCTTTTTTCAGAGGCTTAATTCCCTCGAATGGGTTCACCTCTAAGTAACCGTGATCCGCAGCAAACTGAAACATTCCGGCCATTGTCGTCATGTAATAGTTCACAGTAACAACGCTTCGCCCTTTTGCCGGGGATTTGTTCTTCGTCGGATTCTGGTAACCAGTTAGCAAATCTTTCCTGAGATACAGCAATTCCTCTTTGGTTACTGCTGACGCCAGGCGATTACCTCCGATCCTCGGCACCATATTCCTTGCGACAGACTCATAGCGATTGAATGCGTTCGCGCAGATTTCCATCCGTTTCAGATCCAGCCATTTTTCTTCAAGTTCTTTCACTGTAATGTCTTTTTTACTTACACCAAAAGCCTTGAGGTTAGGGGAGTCAGGAAACTGGGTTGCATAATCAAATGTTCCTGTGCGGATGGCAAAACATACTGATGTCCGCAGTTCCCCGGCTATCTTCCTGTTCTTAGCGGTGTCAGGGACACCGAGACTTTCCCTGACACGCTTACCTTTAAAATTAAACCAGATGCGTAAAGTGCCACCGTGGTTTTCGACGCCTGTTGGATATGTGACTTTATCCATTGGTGTTACCTCCAGACGCCCAAGAGCGATACGAGCTTACCTTTTTCATGGCATCAAATCACCCTGGCTGCTTGCTTTTCATTGAAGCGACCCAGGCATCTACAGCCTTTCTGTTATACATGCACTCACTGGAAGGTTTAGGATTCCCGTCAGGCGATACGTGGATATACTCCCTCCCAACCATCCAGCATTCTTTTCTGGCTCGGAGGATGGTACCGGGTTTGAGCCCGGTAACCGCGATAAGAACGCTTTCACAGACCCACTCGTTGGGGGCTAACTGGAGAATATTGCTCATGGTTATTTATCCATTACCCTGGCTGCACCCAGGGGAATTACAGATCGCTGCTGGTGGCCGGAATCAACTTATTCCAGATCGCGGACACGTATTTTGCCTGATGTCGCGCATCGGCCAGTGCGTTATGTGCAACCCCATCGAATGGCATATCTCGCTTTGGATCGAAACCCACAACTCTGCCTAATGTGACGATGGTTCTGACGTCGTGATCGTTCCAAAATTGCCACGGACAAACCTGGCCGGCGCGCTCATATGCGCCGCGCAATATAACGTTGTCGAAAGTAGCTCCATTGCCCCAAACTTTTAAATATTTTGGGTTATCAGAATGCCGATTAATGAAATGGCTCAGTTCAGATAGGGCAGACGATATCGGCATCGCATCATCAACACAGATTGCTGATCGCGCTTCTGAGCTTTGTCTTAACCACCATAGAATAGTGTCACCATCCGGCACCGCTCCCTGCTCCATAGCGCTTTCAAGGTTAACGGCGGTGTAAAACTCCTGACCCAATTCACCGCTTTGCGGATCGAAGAATACGGCACCAATGGAGACGATAGGGGCATTCGGCTTTTTACCCATAGACTCAAGGTCGATCATTAAATTGTTCACGTTAAATATTCTCCTGTTTTGGTGCTGCTTTAAGCATTGTGGCGCGGCAGGCGTTCCATCCCCTGACTTCAGCGATTGCAGCTACAGCGTCTATGGCATGCATTTTCGACGCTTCTGGCATCGGTTTTTCATCCGGCACTACTGGCGCTGACGGCGGGGCGGCCCAGAGCTTATTGACGCCATCCGGCAGATTATAAAAATCAAACGTACAGCCCGGAATCCTGCCAGCCTGAATCCAGTCGTCTCCGTCAACCTCGATGAAAAATACTGGCTCTGCGTTCCTCGATGCTAGCACCTCATCAATCACCTTCAATACATCAGCGAGAATGTAAGCTCTGTTCCCGCCGTTTGAGTACTGGGTATCATGCTGCAGGTGTTCGCGTATCTGGTGCAGGCGATCGACTGATACAGGACCGTTCGCCGGGTGGTTAGTTGTCATTGAGCCTTTATTCATTACTGTTGTCCTCGCAGCAGTAGTGGCGTCCTTCTGGGTCATCGGTTACAAATCCACACTCGCTACAGGTAAATTCATCTGGGGGAGATAAATCATCCTGATGGTTGTTATTACAAAAAGGATTACCATCACCGCCAGGCCTCTCTTCAAGTTCGTCTTCACGCTGACAGTTCCGGCATAGGTCATTGCCAGCCCACATATCCTCTTTGCATCGAGGGCAACGGTCTAAATCTTCATCTTTCACTGGCATCCCTCCTGGCAATCGTGGTTTTCTGGCTCATCGGCTTTGTAATACCCGCCACAAACAGGGCAGATAACTAGCGGCGTCTCATCGTAATTTGAAGTTCCAGTAATCATTGTGCTGCTCCCTGTCTGGCTCTATTCAATAGCTGGTTAAACATCATGGTTAGGCTGTTACTGCACCCAAACGGCATATCGTTAACACGGTATGTTGGAATGCCCTTGCGAACACCTGACTTCACGATCCGGCCGGTGCCATAGAGTTGCGATAATGCGCCAGCGACCGCGGGTGTCTTTTTGCTCATACCTTTGGCGATTTCACCGCTGGTGGTATTCGGATGAGCCTGGAGATATTCAAATACGGTCATGGCGTTTTACCTTTACGTTCCTGTTCCAGTTGCACCAGAGACTCTTTTAATGCTGCGAACGTAGCTTCCAGTCTGGTGGCGACTTCGCGCATAAGCGGTGCATGCTTTGGTGGCAATTCAGCAACGGAGGCAAAAGCCTCCGCTACGAGTTCTTTTACCTTCATGCGGCGCATTGGCGCAGCTCCACAAGTTCGTTAAAGCGGTTCATGAACAGGCCATAGGCTTGACCAGGACGGAGAGGGATAACCTGAACGAGATCAGAGCAGGGAATACCTTCGAGAATTTCCCACTTAGAACCGTCATCGATTTCCAGATCACGGCGCTCGGTAGCTAACATGGTTAGATCGGCATATTTCACGACGGCAGCTTGCTCAAGCTGGATACCGAATTTAAAGCGGATAAGACCATCAATATAAGTTTCCATGCGCTGGTAGTCAGGCAGCAAGGCTTTGAGCGGGGCCGGAATATCTTGGCAATATGCCTCCGCAGCGTCGTGCATCAGCGCTTCAAAGGCGAACTCTGGCGGTACAATCTGGCTTACAAGCACAGAGTGCTGGGCTACGCTGTAGAACTCTGGGAGATGCCCAGCGAATCGACAGATGTTGGAAAGAGCAGTCGCGATATCCACAACATCGATATCGTCGATTGTGGCGGTCAGGTAGTTAAATTTTTTACCGGATAATGTCTGAATGTAGCTCATGGC